CATGGATGATCTTGCAATTCCTTTTCTTCGTATTCTGAGTGATACATCACCACAGATTAAGAAGAGAGATCCTCAATACATTGAGGGAGCGGAAAGTGGGATGATCTACAATACGCTTACAAAAGAAATATTTGATGGTGATAAGGGAGTGCAGGTAATACCTTGTTCATATCAACGTCAATATATTGAGTGGCAAGATAGAGGCAAGGGCACTGGTGCTCCTGTTAATATTTATGCAGGTGACAGTGACATACTGTCAAAAACTCAACGAGATGATCAACGTAAAGATAGATTATCAAATGGTAATTATATTGAAGATACGGCAAATCATTTTTGTTTAATTAGAAGTGAAAATGGAGTTTGGTCACAAGCTCTTGTGGCAATGAAAAGCACACAAAGAAAAAAATCAAAAAGATGGAATTCTTTAATGCTTGGGCTCAAATTAAAAGGTGCAAAGGGGTTGTTTACACCACCTTCGTACTCTCACATTTATTCATTAAAAACGATTGCAGAATCGAACGACTTGGGTGAATGGTTTGGTTGGGACATTTCTAGAATTGGACCAATTGAAAATGCTGACTTATACGCACAAGCAAAAGCTTTCTCCGCGTCTGTAGATGCTGGTGAGGTAAAAGTTAAGCATGAAGACGAAAGTGTTGACAACGGAGAAAGAACTCCGTACTAATACACTTGAATCCCAAGAGGGAGCGATTTTTCCTCCAAAAGTAAAGGCTGCTCCCTCTATTACGAATAAAGAAAGATGATTATGGATGCAAAAGAAAAATTTAAATATGTATTTCGAGGATTAAATAGAGCCTTTGGTCAAACTAGAACTGGCGATAAAACAAACGAAAAAAATAAAAAATCATCTTCCTCTTTTGTAATTAAAAGAGAAATAACAGACAACGATTGGAAAGAACATCTTGATGGCGGCATCAATTCAATAGGTATAATTCCTATAAACGAGGATAATTTATGCGCTTGGGGTGCAATAGATATAGATTCTTACGACGGTTTTGATCATAAAAATTTAATTAAGAAATTGTTTGAATCAAAATTACCGTTGGTTGTATGTAGGTCAAAAAGTGGGGGCGCTCATATATTTCTTTTTGTAAAAGATGAAGTGCCTGCAAAAGAAATGCATATGAAATTAAAAGATATATCAATTTTGATTGAACATCCAAAGGCAGAAATTTTTCCAAAACAATTTGAGTTAAACGAAAATGGCGTGGGTAATTTTTTAAATTTGCCATATAACGATCCAAACTTTCCAACAAGATATGCATTTAATGATAAAGGTGAGAGACTTTCTCTCGATCAGTTTTTAGAATACTATGATGAAAAAGTCGTTGATAATCTCGACAAGGTAGTCATACCAGAAACGCATACAGATGAGACATTCAAGATAGATTTTCAACATGGCCCTCCGTGTTTATTAAAACTATGCACAAGCAAATTAGGACCAGGACAAAGAAACGAAGGATTGTTTCAAATAGGAATATATTTGCGTCAACGTTTTCCTGAAGATTTGGAGGCTAAGTTATTGGAATATAACGCTAAATACTGTGAACCTCAATTAAATATAAAAGAATTTCAAACCATATTGAAACAAGTACAAAACGAAAAAAAATATTTTTTTAAATGTAATTTACCTTTGTTTGCTAATGTCTGTAACAAAACAAAATGTAAACAAAAAAAGTTTGGCGTAGGAAATAGTGCGGGAGATGAAATACATAGTTTAACAAAATACGAATGTAAGAATCCTTTTTACGAAGTCACTGTCAACGGTAAACTTATTGAGATACCTAATGAAGTCATGAAACCAAACGGATGGGATACTTTCTCTCACGTCGCAACTTTGCAATGTAATCGAGAACCTCATCCAAAAAACAAATTAGAATGGCATGAAACAAAAAATGAATTACTGCAAGATATGGAAGAAAAAGGGAGAATAGTTTTCTTAGGTTCAGAGAATACAAAAGAGGGAGAACTTCTCCAGCATTTACAAACATTTATTGATAACACAAGAGGTGCTAAATCTAAAAGAGACATTCGTCTTGGTCAGACATACACTGATAATAATTTCTTTATATTTAAAACAGCTTATCTTTACGAATATTTTAATAGAAAAAAATACAATATAGACAAGGGCCTAGCATCAAAAATATTAATAAAAGAATTTAATTGTGAAACCTCGTTAGAAAATACATCTGGAAAAGGTGAAGGAGAAGAAAATAAATCTACACGATGTCTAAAAGTTCCTATTGATATAATGGAAAAAGAATACGAAATTCAAGATCCTGATATTAAAAAGAAAGAAAGAGTGTACTGATGCATAGAAAAATAGTTATTGGTCCTCCTGGAACAGGTAAGACAACGTTTTTAAAAAAGAAAGTTCAAGAGTTCTTAGATCGCGGCACACCGCCCACGGAAATAGCATATCTTAGCTTTACTGTTAAGGCAGCTGAAGAAATACGTGATAGAATTATGGGTATTGATACGAGCTCTGGAGAAAAGGTTGGTGACAATGTTAAAAAAATGTTTCCATTCTTTTGCACACTTCATTCAATAGCGTACAAACAATTAAGATTACGTCAGGATGATATTATGGATCAAGATGACTATGCTCAGTTATCAAGAGACACGGGTAGAAAATTTGTAAACAAAATGAAAAAAGGAAATGGCGTTGATATAGCAATGCCTACACCTGGTAGTGAATATCAAGATATAATTAATTTAGCTAATTCTAAATATCCTGATGATGAGGATAGAATATCTAAAATATTAAAATACAGAAAAGTTTCTTACGAGGGCGCAAGAGACATGATACGTCAAATGGATAAAGATTTAATAGAATATAAAAAAGAACACAGAAAACTAGAGTATCACGATTATTTTATTAATTTTTTAAAACAAGGAGAAGTTCCTTCTATTCAATATTTACTCATTGATGAAGCTCAAGACTTATCTTTACATCAATGGCAAGTGGTTGATAAAATACAAAAAGAATCTGGTGCAAAAGAAACATATGTTGCTGGTGATGATGACCAAGCTATATTTCGTTGGGCAGGTGCTGACATAGAAAATTTTATTGAAATGGCAAATCAAACGTCTGGTAATGAAATAATACAGTTACAACAGTCTTATCGTATACCTTTAAGGGTGCACACTATTGCCACAAAATTAGCACATAATATTTCACGAAGAGTTCAAAAAGAATATTTACCAAGACAAGAAGACGGTAAAGTAGAAGTTTTAGTTACCAGACCTTTAGGTGAATATCTCAAAGAAGGTGAGTGGTTAATTTTATGTAGAACACACTCCGTTGTACAAGAGGTAATGGACAGTTTAATTCAACTTGGACAAGTATTTAAAGTGTATGGAAAAAATTTTATTCAATATGATTATATAAAAGCAATAAAATGCTGGACAGCTTTATGTAGAGGAGAAGAAGTCATTGGTGCAGATGTTATTATTTTATATAAAAACATGGACAGCACTAGAATAAATAGAGGACACGGTGAGTTTAAGGGAGATGCTGATGAAATGTTTGATATGGAAAAACTATGTCAACACTTTGGTTTAAAAAGACATATAACTTTAGAATTGATAGATGATCTAGGAGATAAGCAAACTATACATAAAGACGTTAAAGAAATTTTATGGTATGTTATGTTGAATGGTAAAAACATTAGAAAGCAAGAGGCTTATTTGAGAAATATTTTAGAATCTGGTTTTAAATTAGATGCTAAACCAAGAATAGAGGTATCTACAATTCATGCATCAAAAGGTGGAGAAAGAGAAAAAGTAATGTTAATCGCAGACATGAGTCTTGGCCCACACAAAGCGATGATGCAGAGTCAAGAAGGAAGAGATGATGAGGCAAGAGTTTTTTATGTTGCAGCAACTAGAGCAAAACAAGAGTTGCACATTGTCAGGCAAACAACAAAACAATATGAATATGAACCTATATTCATGGCAGCAAGAGATAGTGAAAGGTAAACAATATGATTTGTCAAAAGATTTTACAAGAAGCAGAGAAACTTGTTGGTGGTGATCGCCAAGAAGACTATGGTGATAAACTAACTAACCATCAAAACATTGCAAAGTTATGGAGTGCATATCTTGATAAAGAAATTACACCACATGATGTTGCAATATGCATGGCCCTTGTTAAAATTGCCAGATTAAAACACGCGCATAAAAAAGATAGCTATATTGATTTAGCAGCTTATGCCGCAATAGCTGGAGAAATAGATGAAAGAACAACCTAACTGGTTTCCTAAAGTACACCGCATGCCAAGTGAATGGCTTATGCCTGATCACTTTCCAGATTTATCACGATATGATGAAATAGCTATTGACTTAGAAACACGAGATCCTGGTATTAAAGATACAGGTCCAGGATATATTCGTAAGCACGGAGAAGTTGTAGGCATTGCTGTAGCAGTAGAGGGTTGGTGTGGTTATTATCCAATTGCTCACGAAACACCGCCCAACATGGACAAAGAAATTGTCACTGATTGGATAAGAAAGCAATGCTCTTACCCCGATAAAAACTATATATTTCATAACGCTTTTTATGATGTTGGCTGGTTAAAAGCGATGGGTGTTGACATCAAAGGTAAAATAATTGATACTCTTATTGCGGCACCTTTAGTAGATGAAAATAGGTTTCGTTTCGATCTAAACTCATTAGGAAAAGATTATCTACAAGAATCGAAATCGGAAACCCAACTCTACGAAGCTGCCAAAATGTGGGGTCTAGATCCGAAAGGAGAGCTATGGAAGCTTCCAGCCTCACATGTAGGAGAGTATGCAGAGCAAGATGCTGCTGTGACGTTAAAGTTATGGCATCACTTACGTGGTGAAATACAAAAACAAAATTTAATTAATATTTTTGAATTGGAAACTGATTTGTTTCCTGTTTTATTTAAGATGAAACAAAAAGGTGTTCGTGTTGATTTAGAAAAGGCGGATAAAATAAAAAATGATTTATGGAATCAAGAAAAAAAACTTAGAAAAGAAATACAAAAACTTAGTGGACACTTTGTTGAAGTATGGTCTGCAGCCTCTGTGGCAAAAGCCTTTGATGCGCTTAACATTGATTACGACCGAACGCCCACGGGTCAACCTAAGTTTGATAAGAACTTTTTATCATCGCATAAAAGCCCTCTTGCTAAAATGGTTGTCAACGAAAGAGAAATTAATAAAGCGAGAACAACGTTTATTGAGAGTATCACCAAGCATTCGTACCGAGGGAGGATTCATGCTGAGATACACCAAATGCGATCCGACCAAGGAGGAACGGTAACAGGTAGATTTAGTTACAGTAATCCTAATTTACAGCAAATACCTGCACGAAACGCAATTCTCGGCCCACTGATCAGATCTATATTTATACCTGAGAAGGACCATGAATGGGGTATCTTTGATTATTCGCAACAAGAACCACGGCTCGTGGTACATTATGCGTACATGAATAATTTTAAAAGTGCTGATACGTTTCTTGAGGCATATAAACAAGATGACACGACAGACTTTCATACGATGGTGTCAGAGATGGCAGGCATAGATCGTAAGATAGCGAAGACAATTAATTTAGGTTTATTCTACGGAATGGGTAAAGGTAAATTGATGTCACAGCTTGGTGTAAACGAAGATGAAGCCACAGAAATACTGCAAAATTATCATCAACGTGTGCCTTTTGTTAAAAAACTAACGTATGATGTAATGCGCACGGCTGAAGAAAACGAATTTATAACCACCATAAGTGGTAGGCGTTGTCGATTTGATCAATGGGAGTCTGCTACACAGTGGGGATCTAAAGCTTTTCGTGATAAAGAAGACGCCATTAAAGAATATGGAAAGAATAATATTAAACCTGCTTGGACATACAAAGCGTTAAATAGGTTAATACAAGGCTCCGCTGCTGATCAAATAAAAACAGCTATGGTAGCTTTATACAAAGAAGGATTGTTGGCACACATACAAGTTCATGATGAATTAGATTTTTCTGTTGCAAGTGAAGAGGATAAAGCTAAGATTAAAGAGATTATGGAAAACTGTGTAGAAAAACTTAAAGTCCCTAGCAAAGTCGACGTTGAGTGCGGTGACAGTTGGGGAGATGCAGGTGATTAAGCTATTTGTATTAGTTATAAGTCTATGGGGTTATAATGGTACGACTTGGGTGTATACAGGCAATCAGATGGTGTTAAAAGAACCAATGCCCAAGGAACAATGTGAAGAAATCGCGGCTAACTGGCAAAAATTTGAGATGAATAGATACTTTCGTTTTTCCATAGAATGTATTGAAGATATTAGAAGAAAGACTTGACACTCCCATTATATTAGATTAAAGATACAATTAAATGAGAATGGTGCAACATTCTCTGAGTATGGCTGAACAACAGTCTCCAGGTTGTAAGGCACGGCTCTCACAAGGTATGGTCGAATGACTGAGGGTGTGAGGGTTGGTTCTGAAGTACTTGTTAACATAGGAAATGTTGACTGGACGGGAAAAGGTTGGGGGTAGTCAAAGAATCCCCCTACTCACACTAATGAAGGAGAAAGTATGAAACTTAAAAAAGACTACGAAGATACTTTTAAAGAAGGTTTTCGTTTAGGTGCGCGTTTAACACGAGCAAAAGCTTGTTTAGAGAATGCACGCAACGCAAAGCTATTGAAAGATGAGCAGATGTTTAAACTTCAAATGGAATTTGCATCATCATGGACGGACCTTGCTAGAAATGCAGGTAGAAAGTTTACACCGTCCGTGGCTCACGAACCAGAGCAATCGGCATTTGATTTTGGCGACATCGAATACCAGGAACATTTATCTAAGTTGCCATTTAAGGAGACAGGATGAACATCAAAAAATTTAAAAGTGTGGCAGTAGCCATTGACACTTACAAATTATTGAAGAAGATAGCTGCCGCCGACGATAGGTCGGCTGGTATGCAAATAACCTATTTAGTAAAACAAGAAGCAAAGAAAAGAAAGCTTGCTGCATGACCATCATGCCAAAGTTTAAATCATATCGTAAATTTAAACCTGATTGGAAGTATGAAAAACAAAATTGTGGTGAATGTAATAAAGAGTACACAAAAGATAATATGATGTGTACGCAAGAACGTAAAAATCTTTACCTTTGGTATTGTATTCGATGTTACAATTTCTTGCCAAAATCATAAGCATTCTGTGCTTATGCGGGACGATACTGGCGGGTGTATACATTTTGGTATATTATTCGCCGTATCAAACGTTTATGCGTGATTGCATTAACAATGAAATGGGTGACTTTGGTACAGAGTACTGCACCTGGAAATATGACAAAGTGATGCTTTGTAGAAAGGAGAGTGTATGTTTCACTTATGGCATCTTACCGCCATCATAGGCGTATTTGTATTAGGATTTTTTGCAGGCAGGTGGTCCATGCGGATTTATCTCAGTGCAAAACTTGAAGAATTAGAAAATAAAGTGGCAGCGGAACAATTGGCAAAAGAAAAGGAGGGTATGGAATGGGCCGCAAGACGTCACTAAAAGATAGATTACTTCGTGAGTATGTGAAGGTGTCGAAGACCGCGCCCCGCGAACCACGGAACTGGAGAGAAGTTGCAAGCCGCATGAGGTGGGAGCGACTAAGAAAAATATTGTGGAGGCGATATGATTATATGCAGTCATTGTAAAGGAAATGGGTATATTAAATTTTCATTCGAGGCGGAGACATCTATTGAGCAGTGTAAGGTTTGTCACTCACAAGGGGAACTCGATGAAAAAAAACATTACTACCAAGCATGGAGTGGCGGGGTCTCAGAAGACCATGATAACTTCTATTGGGGACCACCATTGGACCCCGAATCGTTTAAAAACTACAAGATTTATAGCAGCTAACCCTGTTGTAAACGTTAAAAAAGGGGATGAACCACCCTTTTAGTTGCGCACTAGCATCTTTTCCATTATAGTTTGGGACAGAAAATTCACGTTTTCAACTCCCGAAGCCCCTGCATCAGTTACGCTGAGTGGGGGCTACAATGAAAGGTGTTTATGAGTGACCAGGAGATATTAAAGCAACGAGATTTACTTGACGCGATCCTCGCATCACGGACCAATCAATACGAGAGAATAAAATCCATGGAGGTCATGGATTCAATATATTTTAGAGAAAATTTACCCGAGAATGTGGTTTTATTTCCGTTACAAAGGATAAAGCGGTATGTACACAAAACTACCAGAAAGCCCAGTAAGAAAAGTCTATAAATGTAGACACTGTGGAGACGTCTCCATTAAATTTTATAATCCAAAACACGATAGAGTATACACTGCTGAAGAGTGGGAAGTCATCATGACAGATGGTCGTGAGGCACTGGATAAAGCATTAAGATTAGTACGAGACGATCCGAAGATGTTTTCATAGAAGATTTTAGAAATATTTTTTACTTTTTATTTTTTTTTAAACTATGTTATTTATGTTATTTTGTTATTTACTAGGTTTTACAAGGCTTTTTAGTGAAATAAAATGTTATTTCAATGTTATTAGATGTTATTTAAATACAAAAATAACTGAAGAATGTTAATTTTTGTTGCAATTGATTGAAATATTTGAAATATCTCTTATAGAAACATCTTTTTTGGATGCATTATGGAAGAAAACAACGAAGTATATATACCACAACCCCTGTCTGACGCATTGTTTGATTTAACTCCTAAACAAAGGAAGTTTGTATTGTTATTGGTGCACTCAGAAGGTTTGAAGTCTGCATCGCAGTGTGCTGCTGAAGCTGGGTACAGTAAAAAGAGTTGTCGGGAGCTGGCATCCAGGTTACAGAACCCTGAGCTGAATCCAAAGGTTGTAAAAGCAATTGAATCAGAGGTAAGAGCTAGCACGGAAAGATACAGATGCAGTCAAGAAAGATCTTTAGCTACATTGGCTAGAATTAGAGATCAAGCGTCATCTGCTGGTAATTATAATGCTGCCGTAGCTGCAGAAACCAGGCGTGGTCAGATAGCTGGGTTGTATGTGGACAAGAAAGAGATTCTTACAGGTACGATTGATTCAATGTCTAGAGATGAGGTAGAGAAGAAACTGCAAGACTTGAAGGAACAGTATAGTATTGAAACTACGTTTGAAGAAATTAAAGAATTAGAAAATAAATCTTGACTATAAAATAGAATGGGACTATACAGGTTTTAATATAACAACATAAGGCGTAAAGCATGGATATACTTGCCACCATGTGAGTTATATTCTAGTAGCCGAGCTAGTTCCCTTCGGCAAGAAAAGGAGAAAGTATGTTAGTAATAATTAGACCAGATTTATATGAGTATCATGCATTACCTATGACCGACGATTTGTTTTGGCGTAGAGTAGAGAACTTGAGGCGTGCAGCCCTGACTGCTGAAGACTTTGAGTTTAGATTAATGTATTATAATCAAATGATAGAGTTGATGAAGAAATGTCCATGAAGAAATCAGATACTTTAAATGTTGAGCCGATTGATTTGAACTTTAAGGTTAATCGTAATCCTATACTTCCGTTGATAGCAATAGGTATGTGGGCAAATTGGAAAATAACTTTTTTAATTATATTTCTTGTTGTTCTTTTTCTTGAATCATAGTGAAGCCAGAGAGTAAGTTTTGGAACTCCATCAAGGCAAACATGCCTGGTGTTTTCTTTACAAGACTAGAGAGTTGGGCATCACCTGGTGTCCCAGACGTTTATGGTTGTAAAGATGAAATAATGTTCTGGTTGGAACTTAAAACATCAACAAAAGTCAATAAAGCAAAGTTAAGTGCCTTTCAAAAATCGTGGCATTTTAGCCATAGTTTACAGGGTGGGAGAAGTTTTATTATGCATCAGATCCTCGAAGAGAGATTGATCTGCCTATTTCCTTCTTCCATTGTTGTCTCCATTGCTGCATTGTCCCCCCAACACGCTAGTAAAACATGGGTCCATCCAGCTTCCCAGGCAGCGTGGGCTGAGATGCTCGACTACATTCTCCATTCTCCATTACAGAAACCCGCCATCCCAGAGGCATAGTAATAGTTGTCCCAGCTTCGCGTCCCCTGCAGACTGAGATGCCTCTCCATTTCCATTACCAGAAAACCGCCATGTTCCGCCATCATAATGGGTCCTGGTCCACGGCACGTGCAGCCAGGTAAAGCAGGTCTGCATCTCCATCCTCCATCGGCGAACCGTGTGGCATGGTGAGTATAGTAGTTACAGGACTCAGGAGCTCACCAGGCGACGGTAACTCCCCGTGGAAAAATAATTAGTATTTACCTCTTGACTATCGAAAGAAGTGGGACTATATAAGTACCTGAGTCACGGGCTTCCGTAAGCAGATGGGAATGAGACCGCTAAGTCGAGACATTTGCCAGACGCCCTGACTCACCGTAAATACAGGCGTTATATTCTAGTTGAAGCTTGTATTTGTCAGCCTCTGAAAGATTACTAGACAATCGAGTTGAGGCTACATTAGAAAGGAACAACATGGGACTATTAATACAAGGAGCAATAATAAAAGGAACACCCACCTGCAGCGAGCTGGTAGAAGAACAGTGGCAGGAGAGGCAGGAAGACCTGAAGAACCCTGAGTACGAAGCGCTTGGCTTTGACTACGTAGCTCCGCATACCTGGGACGACCAGCCAGAGG